CCGCAGGTGGAAACGACTATCTCTCCGTTCGACGATCAGACCGGGTTCCAAACGCTCGGTCTGGTCAACGCTTTGGGAACACAGCTTGTCAAGGGACACGATTGGCAGTTCCTTGAAAAATCACAGCAGTATATTGGGGATGGGATTGTGTCGGAATTTGACCTTCCCCCGGACTTCGGGCGCATAGTCAATCAGACCCAGTGGACTTCAACCAATCGCCGCCCCATGTTTGGCCCCGTGTCTCCGCAGGGCTGGTCATGGGTTAAGAACGGTATTGTATCTGTCGGCGTGTATTACCGCTATCGGATACTGGACAACAAGTTCCAAGTGTTTCCTATTCCTGCTCTCGGTGAAAAAATTGACTTTTACTATATCTCCCGCAACTGGGTCTTTGACCCGGATATCGCGCCTTCGGGGGGATACAAAGACAAGCTCACGAAGGACAATGATGAGCCTGTATTTGACAACTTTCTGATGTGCGCTGGAGTCAAATACAAGCTATGGGCTGCAAAGGGCATGGAAGCAGCAGAGCTTGGCCGTGAGTTTGAATACATGCTTACTGCCGAGAAAGGGCAGACCCAAGGTGCCCCCGTTATCTCGCTGAACCGTCAGTGGGATTATCTCTACATTAGTGGTCAGAACGTACCGGACGGAAGCTGGAATGTTTAAGGCAACGCTAGGGCCACAGAGAGTCAGTCAGGCGCTTGGCGTACAAGCGCCAACGGGCGGTCTTAACGATCTTGACCCCCTTTCCAACATGGGGCCGGAGTTCCTGATTGACGTAATGAATTTCTACCCTGATACTGGGGTGCTTTCCGTGCGCCCCGGCTATCAGGAATGGGCTACCGGCATGGGCGGCGCTGTAAGAACCATCATGCCATACAATGCCGCTGATGGTTCTGTTAAGATATTTGCCTCTACGGATGCAGCTATCTTTGACATTACTACCTCAATGGCTAACCCTCCTATCTCTGAGAATGACCGCGTTAATAGCAATGGCGCTTGGATTGACACAAACTTTGCCAATGCTGCGGGGCAATTCTTGGTCGCAGTAAATGGCAAATCCGCTATCTATTATGACGGCACGGCATGGGGCAGCTTCCTACCGAATATAGCCCCCGATGCTATCGGTGAGATTGGGGGCGGCGTTGACCCTAATGATTTCTCCTACGTTCTGGTGCATAAGGGACGGCTCTGGTTCATCGAAAAGAATACCATGACTGCATGGTATCTGCCGATTGATTCAATGGGCGGCGAAGCCAAACCGTTTTTTGTCGGTGGCCTATTCAAGCGCGGCGGGTATCTGACCATGCTGGCTCGGTGGTCTGCGGATACGGGTGACGGTCTGGATGATCGCATAGTATTCATTACTTCGATGGGAGAGATTGCATCCTACTCCGGCAATGACCCCGAAAATGCTGAGGATTGGTTCCTTGATTCCATCTGGTATATCGCGCCCCCTCTGAGCCTTCGTTCTGTTGCGGATTATGGCGGCGATATATTGTTCCTTAGCCGCCGGGGCCTAGTGCCGCTGTCCTCGCTGGTGACAAATAGCATCACGGAAATTCTGTATTCCAATACGCTAACCCGGCGTATCTCTCGCACCCTGATTAAGCTGGCCGCGCAGAGCGCACCCTATCCTATAGAAATAGCGGTTCACCCTGACTCTGCATGGGTGGTAATATCCCTTTTTGATACAAAGGCTCCTACCGAATTCGGTAGCTTCGGTATGCCGGTTCAACTGGTCATGAATTTCTTGACCGGCGCATGGGGCAAGTTTGATTATCCATGCCGGACTACCCGTACCGTTGACCGCAATATTTTTCTCGGCGCAGATGGAAAGGTATTTGTTGTTACTCCTGATGCCTATAAAGATAATGTTCTGCTTGACGGCTCTGGCGGCGACCCGATTGAGGCATATGCGTTCAGCGCGTATAGCTATCTTGAGAACCCAACGGCCAACAAACATGCCAAGCTGATTCGCCCGGTATTCCATACAGAAGTGAAGCCCTCGTTCCGTATGCGCGTCTTACCCGACTTCCGACTTGACCCGTACCTCACTACTCCATCCCCCGGTGTAGCCGCTGGCAATGCCAAATGGGATATCGCAGAGTGGGACTTGGCTAACTGGGGCGGCTACGAGAACGTCTATCGCCCGTGGGTTTCAGCTAACGTACTGGGCTACGCATTTGCATGGCAGTTGCGCGTGTCCACTTCCTCATCCTTTGGAGTGGCAGCTTTGGAATGGGTGCATGAAGCGGGAGGCTTGGTATGAGCCGCTGGATTAACAGTGACCCGAATAACCTTGCGACCCTTGCAAGTATCATGGATATCGTGCCTACGGAAAAGGCCGTATGCCTGCTGGAGTGCGAGGGAACCGAGGTCATTTGCGGAGCCTTGTTTGACGGCTTCAACGGAGCTTCAATTCACGGGCATATCTGGATAGAGGAAGGCAGGGTTCCGTCGCGCTTATTCTGGTTCGCTATTTATGACTATCCTTTCCGCCAGTGTGGTGTGGATAACCTGATTGGTACGGTTGTATCCTTCAATGAGAAGGCACAGAAGTTGGTAGAACACTTGGGCTTTCGGCTCAACTCGGTTGTTCCGAAATACTACCCGAATGGCGCAGATATGATGCTGTATGTCTGCACAGTAGAAACCGCTGGCCGGTGGGAGAAGATTCGACCGGCAGGCGTCATGGTCAAGGAGAATTAAGATGGGTGGCCTGTTTGGGAAGAAACCTAAAGCGCCTAAAATCCCTGACTATGTTCCGCTAGTCAAGAATCAGGCCGCAGAGCAGCAGCAATTTTTGCAGAAGCAGACCGAGGCTAATCGCCCCGATCAAATGACTGCGTTTGGCTCGCTCAAATGGTCGCAAGACCCGGCTACTGGCCGCTGGACACAGACCGAAGCCCTGAGTGCGCCACAGCAGGCCGCGCTTGACTCCGCGCAAGGGCTTCAAACGTCCATGTTTGACCGACTCAAGGGGCAGGCGGCGTGGGATGGTGGCCCTGCCATGCCTACCTATGATGAACTGTCCGGCGAAAAGCACGGTCAGCGGTTGGCCGAATCGCTTATGGCACGGGTACGGCCACAGCAGGCCGCACAGCAATCGCAGATGCAGACCAAGCTACGCCTGCAAGGACTACAGCCGGGTACGGCGGCGTATGACCGTGCCTATCAGAACATGCTTACTTCGCATGGTGACGTAGGCGCGCAAGCTGAACTGCAAGGCATGTTGGCAGGCGCGCAGGAATCGCGCGATATCTACAACACGCAACTGGGCGGTCAGCGGCAGGGCTATGAACAGTCCATGCAGAACTATATGCTGCCTTGGCAGCAGGCTCAGGCCGCGCAAGGTCTTGTCGGCGGTGTCAAGACCCCCGGTTTCCAAGGCTTCAACACAGCCGGAGAGGCACAGGCGGCAGACGTTACCGGGGCCACTCAGCAGGGCTTCGCGCAGAAGGCACAGCTATACAATCAGCAGATGCAGTCGCGCGATGCCAAGATGAACTCTATGGCTTCTCTCGGTGGCGCTGCTATCAAGGCATCTGATATTGCACTCAAACAGGATATCGAACAGATCGCAGATGAAGCCGCATACAATACCATGCTTTCCCTTATCCCGATTAGCTGGAAGTGGAAGGACACCAAACTGCCGGATGCTGGTATCTCCGCGCAGCAGGTATTTGACCTCGTTCCTGAGCTTGTATCCAAATCGGCAGATGGATTCTTGCAGGTCAACTACACCGGCTTGTTCGGCATACTGCTAGGTGCCTTCCGGCACATGGCTAAACAGGAGAGGGAACATGGCGTTCTATGACCAAGGTGGAATGGGCGAGCAGCCGATGGGCGGTGGGGGTGGCGCGGCTCGCAAGCCCCGCAAGGGTGGCTCGGCTGCGGCTGTGCCGGGGCAAATGACCAATACGGCCATGCCCGGCACTCAGCAACTTTCGGCTGTGCCGCAAGGGATGGAACAGGGTGCAAACTTTGCTCCAATGCCGGGGCAGGATGCCTCGGCACAGGCCATGCAGGGTAGCGTTGGTGGTTATGGCGGGCCAATGGGTTCGGGTACTCCCCTACCCGGTTTGCCACCTCAGCAGGGCGGTATGACTTTCCAGCCGGGGTTCCAGCAGACGCAAGACCCCGGTATGGCAGGCTCGTTAGGCGAGCAGCCGATGGGTACACCTTTGAACAAACCCGGTAAGCAGGGTGGCGCTGCTGCTACTCCTTCTCCCGGTGGCATTATGCCCCCCGGTAATCGCTTCGGTATGGGCGGTGGCATGGGCGGTGGCATGGGCGGTGGCATGGGCAGTCCAATTAGCCAGCGGCTCAAGGCAATGGCGCTCCGTAACCGGGGCAAGATGGGTGGCGGAATGATGGGCGGTGGAGGGTACTGAAATGGCATACAATCCTTTCATGCTGGAAGAACTGTCTCCGAGTGCTGCCGATATCAAGAAGCGGCAGCGCCTTGCAAAAGCCTTGCGGGAAGCGCAGGGTGAGTTCAAGGACGTTCGGACGGTAAAGACCCCGGAGCTACAGCGTTCTGTGCATGGCGGATTGTTTGATACCGTACCCATGTACGCGCCTAAGTCCACACTGGGCACAATCGCAGAAGTTGGCGGCGGCCTTCTCGGTGAATACTTGACTGGTAAAAAGGCCAAGAAAGCCGAGGAAGATTACGATACGGCTATGACGGAAGGCGCTATCAGGGCCAGTCAGCAGATTGGCGCTGACGGGTTGCCGGTCAGTCAGCCTGCTCAGGGTTTCATGAGTCAGGGCCGTATGGGTAAGGGGCTTGAAGCGGCTGGCTTCCCGGCCACTGGCGCTCCCCCTGCTGGCACAATGACAGGAGGGCCGGAGGCTGCTACTGCTCCTGCCCCCTTTCAGGAAAAGGGCGGCGGGTTGGCTGAGGAATTGGCTGGCGCCGACTTAGGCATTGAAGCCCTAGACGCATTGGCCTTGTATGAGGGCGACCGTGGCCGCGCTCTGGATGATAACCAGATGCGCGAATTCCTGCATACCGGGAAGGTGAAAACTCCCGACTCACCGGAAGCGCCCCCTGCTCCCCCGCGTAATCAGGATGAACTTGCCGCTTATCTCGGTATCGGCTCGGGCCAGAATCCAACGGTCATGCCGGAGCCTGCTGCACCACAGCCGGTCAAGATGAACATTGCAGGACTTTCCCCTGAGCAAAATCAGAGGCTTGGACAGGCGGTTGCGGCGCTAGAAACTCAGAACCTTCCACCGGCTGAGTTTGAGAAGAAATTCAAGGAGGCTATGGCTGCGGAAATGATGCAGGGCGCACCCCCGGAAGCGGTCGCTCAGGCACAGGCCGCTGGCACTACCTCGCTGCCAGTTCCCGGCGCGGCTGACCCTTTGGCGGGTATTCAGGCTGCGGCTCCGGCTCCACCGGCTGAACCGAGTGGAGCGGCTACCGATATCAATGCTATGCTCGGCATGGCTCCCCAAGGTGGCGGCGGTGGCGCTCCTATGGCTGGCCCCGAAGGCACAGTTCCAAATGAGCAAGCTCTACGCGCCTATCTCGGCCTGATTGGCGAGGAAGGCGCAACCGGCCTTATCGGCAAGGCTCCGCATGTATCGTCCAAGTCCATTCTTTCGGACAAGTCAATCGTCCTGCATATGTCTGATGGTTCCATGCGTCATACTGGCCGGAAAGCCATTCATGACGGCACGAATTATCGGGATGATTTGACCGGCGAGATTATCAATGTGTCTGGTGGCGTTGCTTCCAAGGTAACGGAAGGCCAGCCGGATACAACTACCGACCCGAATACGCTCCAGCCTAATCAGCCTCAGCCTCCGGCTCCCCCGGCGGCTCAGACACAGGCTCCGGCAGTCACTCCCTCGGCTCCGGCTGTCGCGGGTGGCCCTACTCCATCCATGACGGACGGCGTATCTGCCCCCATGACTGGCGGCCCTCCGGTGCCTCCGACTCCGGCTGCTACGACTGGGGCAGCGCCTATCAGAATGAGTACCGCCGCGCAAGTGGAATTTGCAAAGAAGAACGCTCAAATTACGGCAGAACTCGGGCAGGCCGAAGGGCTTGCTTGGGCCGCTGGTACAAAGGCTGCTGCGGAGGCGGAAGCCAAAGGCGATATCGAATTCCGGCAGTTTGCTCGGGATGCGTTGCCGAAGATGGATATGGGTCTGGATAGGCTGAACAAGGATATCCCGGCCCTAGTCAATCATCCCGGCCTGCCGGTGATTGTCGGCAAGGGCGTATGGGCCAAACTGGGTAACGTCCCATTCAAGGACTTGGTGCATGATATTGGTCTATCCAATACTGCTGCCGCTGACGCTTTGGCAAGGCTGGAGCAGATGAAGGGCCAAGTGTTCTTGCCTGCCTTTGAGTATATCAAAGGTGGTGGTCAAGTTACCAATCTTGAGGGCGATAAAGCGCAGAACGCTATGGCTCGTATGAGCAGGGCGCAGACCGTTGAAGCCTTTACGGAAGGTATGAGAGACTTCCACCAAGCCTATATTGATGCTCGGCAGAAGCGTTGGGAGATTGCACAGGGCAAGTATGATTTGAGGCAGTTCCGTCCCGGCGGTGAAAAGAGCGGGGCGATTGCTCCGGTAACGAATCCACTTGATAAGCCGCCAGCGCCCCCGGTAAGTGATGCAGAATTTGAAGATGCAATGAAGCTGTTCGGAGGCTAAAATGGCTACCCGTGCGGAAGTTCAAGCGGCAATCAAAAAGGCGGCGATAGCTGCACGGGATACTAGTAACCCGGAGCGGGCCGCGCAGGCTATGGCTGCGGGCCGCGCTTTGTACGCTAGATATCAGTCCATGCCAGAGGACACGGCTCCGGCTACTGCCCCGGAGCTTGGCAAGCTAGGCCAGCCAAAGGTTCCGGTTGACGCGCAGGGCAATATCATAAACTCCGTGGGCCGTATCCCCGCCCCCGGAAAGCGGGAGTCTGCCTTGACTGGCAACCCCATTTATGATGCGCTGGCGGGCTTCGGTGAGACCTATGATTCTACATGGAGAGGTATCAAGCAGATTGCAACCGACGACCCTGCCGAAACTGCCCGCCTGAAACAAGATGAAGCCGATGCCCGTTTGACCAATACAGAATTGGACGACTCCACGGCAGGTCAAATCGGTAAGTTCTTGGGCTATGGCTCACAGCTTGCTGTCCCCGTTGCGGCTGCTGCTGCGGCCCCCGCTGTGATTGGTGCTACTGGCCTTGGCGCTGGATTGGCTACGGTTGGAGCCGAAGGGCTGGCCGGGGCTGGCGTTGCGTCCTTGGCTCCGATCACAGGTGAGGAAAGCCGCACTACCAATGCACTATATGGCGGCGCTATCAATGCTGCGATACCTATGGGATGGGGCGCGTTTAAGGCGCTGCCTGTTTTCAATCCTTTGCGTAGAGGCATAGCCGAAGCGGCTGAAAAGGGTGTTAAGTCACGGGTAGAGGCGCTGAGAAAGGCGGCGGGTAAGCAGATCGGGGAGCTATCGGAAACTGCCTCCGTTAAACTACAGCCCTATGTTAGTGAAATGAAAAGAATTCGGCAGACTTATGGCCCGTCTATGGCTGACCCGCATAAGGGTGTCGCCGGGTCAGGTCAAAGTCTCAATGAACTGATTAACCTTGGTGAGAGAGGTGCGACTATCCTTAAAGACCGGGTTCAAGCCCTGAGAACTTCGGCCCTGAGAAACGCTACTGAGGCTAAAGGTCAGGCTCAGACCGGATTTGAGCATATGCAGCGGCTCATTGATGATGCCATAGACGCTGGCCTGCCCACCAATAAAGCGGTCAAGCAAATACAAAAGGCCCGGACACAGTATCGAACCGCTCAGGAAATAGCGGAAGCGGAAGCCCGGAAAAAGGCATTGGATTGGAAGGCAGCGGAAACGGCTGCAAAGCTAACGGTTGGTGGCGAAGCCGAACGGTTCATTAGCCACTGATACTGGAGAACTAAAATGCCTCGCAATGGTAGTGGTTCATATCAACTTCCCGCTGGCAATCCGGTTGTCACTCAGACGCTAATCACTAGCAACTGGGCGAACACAACCATGAATGACCTTGCGGCAGCGATTACCCAATCGCTTTCCAAGGATGGTCAGACTGTGCCAACGGCTAACCTGCCAATGGGCGGGTTCCGGCATACGGGTGTTGGCGACCCCGTACTGCGGGATAACTATGCCTCTCTCGGATGGGTACAGGACGGTAAACATACACGCCTGACAGGGGTAGCCGGTGTCAATGCAATTACCGCTACCCTTCCCGGTGGCGCTAGCGCGTTCACTGTCGGCCAGATCGTGCAACTGATTCCGACCTCAACCAATACCAGCGCCGTTACCCTGAATGTCAATGGCATCCCCCTTGGGGGCGGCAATCCGAACGTGCCTATCGTTACGGATATCGGCAGCGCGTTGGCTGCTGGCAACCTGATTGCAGGCCGTACCTATCTACTGTCCTTCACTGGTGCTACATGGCAGATCATTTCCGCCAGTGGCGGCGTAGCTGGTTTTGCTCAGGCTGCTATGACTGGTTGGGATAGGCCCATTAGTGGCATCTATCCTTCGATTACGCTGGTCAATCCGACTACCGTTTTCGTACCGGGCGGCACGGGGCGTATTGTCAAGCCCTCAGCGCGCGACCTTTCCGGTGTGCGGGAGGTAACGTGGGCCGGTCAGAATGTGACCATTGAGAACGTGGCCGTTGACTGGACTACTACACTGGGGGTCAATTCCAACGGCCAGATCATCCAGCTTACCGGCAACTTTAGTCCCAACTGGGCGCGTGATTATATCATGCTCGGTACGGTCGCTCACTTGAACGGCCAGATCAATGAGATTACTACGCAACCAACCATCTATGGCGATATGACTTATGCCGCCTATGATACGGCCTACCTTCTCAACAACACTTTGGTATCAGGCGGTAAGGTCTTGGCTAACGCTGCCAGTCCCTTCCATATTGATATTCAGGCCGGTATCATCTTCTCGCTTGGCCGAGATTCGATTGACCTTAACGGCCCGAACACGGGGAATTTCCCGGCGGTGTTCGACCTCAGTTTCTTCCCCATTACTGGTACTAGCGGCATTAGTGCTGCCACTCAGAATGTCCCGGTCACGCAATACGACCCCCTTGGCGCGGGTGTTATAACCGCGATACCGGGCGGGGCCACGACGGCGACTATTCATAGGCTTTTCCTTGTGGCTGGTGAGTATGTCTTGCTGTACGGCCAAGCGGCATATGCTGACCTTATCTCCGCGCTGTCGCAACTGAGCGTGGATGATGCCAGTCTAGTCTATCCGGCGAAGCTGGTCAATGCAACCATGCTCTGCTACATTGCTGTGCAGAAGAATTGCACAGACCTCAAGAACACAGCTACGGCCCGGATTGTCGCCAAAGGTGGCACGAATTTCAGCATTGGTACGGCGGGGTCTATCTCCGAAGCTCCGATCAACGGCCTTCTGTATGGCCGGGTGAACGCTGCATGGGCTGAGACTGTCCCGGCTCCTGTTGGGCCGCAGGCAACGCTGCGCCAGATATACTACTATACCAATACGTTTGCCCGGTGGTCGGAAGGGGCAGATGATATCGCTGAGGGCGGCGCAAATACTGGTTCTAACTGGGTGCTGCGGCGCTATACGGACGCTGGCGGTCTGCTCGGCACGGTTATGGAGATTGACCGGGCCACGGGGGCTGTGTTTATTGACGGCCCTGTTAGTGTCCAAGATACTATCTTCATGGACACGGCTCTTGGTCAACCCCTGTCGGTCTATGCTATCGGGGCTGGTCTGCCTGCCAATGGTGCGACTCCCGGTATCCGCGCGGCCAATTACGATACGTCTGCCGGTGTCAATATCGCATTGTCTTTCAGTCACACAGACAGCGGCAATGCGGAGCGTCATGCTGCGAGTATTGTATGCGGTAAGGAAGGCCCGTGGACTGGCGGCTCTGGCCTGTATCCTGCCTACCTGAGTTTCTATACTCGGGTGTCTGGTGGCGCTCAGGTAGAGTCTTTCCGTGCCAATTCCAATGGTTCGGTGACGTTCAACTTCGGCACTACATTCACCGGGGCTGCTACGTTCAATGGGACTGCTACATTCAATGGTGCCCTTTCCATCCCTGCTGGATTGACTGGCCCGATTACAATTTCGGGGGCTTCCCCTGTCTTTACCGTAGTCCCGGTTAGCAATGCTGCGGAGGCTCGGATTCGGGCGGGTGATTTCTCGGCCACAGTCGGCCTGTCTAATCTCTCTAACGTGGAGTCTGTCGGCGCACGGAACGATGCCAATGCAACCTTTGGCGGTCGCTTCGGTGCTGGCTTCCGGCGCACGGATGGTATCGCTATTGCCAACGGTCATACGACTGGTATTATGGCCTTCGGCGGTCAGTGGGGAACGGGAACTTCGTGGAACCAAACTCAGTTCCTTTACGCTGCCTCTGTCTGCGGCGTTGCAGAGGGTAACTTTACCTCTGCTGTTGCTATGCCGATGGGCTTGTCCTTCCGTACTGGTTCGACCGGCGACCGGCTTGATGGTGTAAACCTCAATTACGGTATAGAGCGTCTGCGGATTAGTGCAGCAGGCTTGGCTACCTTTACAGGTAACGTAGTCTCTGCTGACTACTTTGCTACCACGAATGGCAATGCCGTATTCGGCCCTGCTGGTTCCGGCAATGTTATCCTGCGGCCACAAGGGCCAGCGGGGGCTACCGGCCAAGTGCTGATTACCAATGGCGGTGAGCTTCGGGTTACGGCTGACTATGTAGCCACTGGCCTGATTGCTACCCTTGCTGCCACTGGCGCTGGCTCGGTTCGACTGCGGCCAAATGGCGTGGCTTCGGCGGTCGGTGAGTTGAGCGTTGCTACTACTGGTCTTGTTAATCATGGCAATCTAGCCATTAATACTGCTGCGGTATTGACTACTGCCCCGATTGCTATTTCCGGTGCCTTCACGGCCACCGGGCGACAAATCCTTATGACCAATACGGATACGTCAACGGGTTCGCTGTTCGGGTTTGTGCTGAAAGCGGGTACTGGCATAGGCTCTACCATAAGTGACTACGCTCCTGAATACAATGGCCTTGTCATGTTCACTGGCAAGCTCGGTATCGAAGGCCCGAATAATGGTATTGCATACTCCGCGTTGGGTGCCGCTGGCACACATACATGGTATCAGGGCGCGGCCCGTACACTAAGAATGACACTCGGTTCAACTGGCCTGAGCATCGTAGATGGTATTGGTTTCTATGGGACGGCTGCTCAGGTTAAGCAGACGGTGACAGGTTCAAGGGCTGGTAACGCTGCCCTGACTAGCCTGCTGACGGCCCTTGCCCTCTATGGCCTGATTACCAATTCGTCTAGCGCGTGAACCGTTAAGACTGTACCCTCTGGCCTGAACGCTCACGCTGACAGGCCGGGGGGACGCCCTATAGCTTGGGGGAGCTATCCGAGGGGGCATCCTACAGGTACATAGGCCGGGTAAGGACACCGGCTTTCTGCCTGCTTTATCCTGACACCTTCGCCAAGGGGATTGGTTATCGGTGCCGAGGGTACAGACTTAACGCTTCTTATTCCATTCCTTAAACTCGTATGGAAGCGGTACGTCACCAACGTCTAAGTACGGGGAAGGAAATCCCAGTTCATTCATGATTGCCTGCGTGGCATCTTTGGCGAGAGCCATTACCAAAGGGCCGGGTGCATACTGGCCGCTGGCAATGAACGCTTCCGTGACTTCGATCAGGGTACGCTGATAGACGTTTAGCTGTTCGTATCTGACTTCGTTGGCGGCAGGCATTTTCCTACTCCTAAAAAAGCCACCGGGGATTGCTCCCCGGCAGCGTCAGGGACTATCCTTGTGCCGCTCCCGGGCCGTATTACGGGCTGAGGAAGATGTACACGGTCTGCATGTTGTTGATGCCTTCACCGATACCAGTCTGGACGGCGAGGTTCTGGTTGGCCGAAGCAGCCAAGCCAAGCGCACCCGCCGAACCCTGCTGCTGCGTGAAGCCGATGGAACCCGACTGGGCGGCGCTGTCATTGCCGGACAACTGGGTAGCGCCGAAGCTGGTATTGCCCGCCACAGCCGAGGACTGTTGGCCGGTGACACCGATCAGGGCTGCGCTGGACGCACCCGCCGACTGGGAGCCGACCTGCGACTGTGCAGCGGAACCGAAGCTACCACTGGCAACGCCGAGGTCAACGGCGGCGGCAGACAGGGACAGGACGGACAGAGCAACCGCGAGAAGGAAACGCTTCATGGTGAATCTCCTTGAATGGGGGGCGGGATTTATCCCTATCGGTGCCCCCAAGCCCAATAGGGATTTTTCTGGAAAGGATTTTGTGGAAAAGCTCGGTCAGTTCTTGAACACTTTTGCCGACTTCCCATCGCTACCCGTGATGATAGCTTCCGGGGGGTACTGAACCGACTGTTCGCTGCGCTGCGACTGCTGGACACTGGCGGCAGCAAACTCTGACCGGATTGGCTCGGCTCCTACAAGGCCCAAAGCCTCGCAAGCATGTTGGCTGGACGGCGGGTTTTCACCCCGGCGAGCGTTGCTCTCCGAAGTGCATAGCTCCCATACCATCATTGCCATGAGCTTTTCGCTGGCTTCGATGCTGCCGAGATTCCGGGCCGTCACAGCCGCTACGCCGAATTTCTCAGCACGGCGAAGGCTTTGGCAGTTGCCGTCCATCTTGGGGCCACTTGCACCGAGGCTAATGCCGAAGCCACTTGCACCCGCCGCAACGGTGCCGCCGCAGTAGTCACTTGAGAAGCTGACAGCCGCCGCCAATGGCACGGCGGTATTCGTGCGTACAGTGGTGTTGGTTTCACGGGGGATTTGCGTACCCTGAAAGGTCAGGCTGGTAGCCTGCTGGTTTCCTTGGGTGGCCGACTGGCCCTGAGACTGGCTCTGGCCTTGGTCGGAGAAGGCTCCGGCGCTGCTGACACTGGCGGAGTCTGCTTCTGCGTTGCTGTTGGCGTTGGTATTGACGTTGTTTTCAACGGCTGGAGTGAGAGGGATGGAAACGTCAGGTGTTACGTCTTGGGCCGCTGCAATGCCCGTCAGGGACAGCAGGACGAGGGCCAGAAGGGACTTGTGCATGGTGGAATTCCTCGGGGTCAGGGGGCGGGAGGATGATTCTGGCATGGTCGCCCCCAAGGCGCTGCCAGATCGAAACCAGAGCTTAACGAAGGGATTCAGGGTTGTCAAGCGTTATTTGACCGTTTATCGGCTCAGTTTCGGGGGTCTTGGCCGCCGTGACCGTTCGATTTTTCGCGTAGCTCCGTACTGGAAGGGGGTGCTGCGTATGTTTGCGGCTTCAAGTTGTCATAGGCATTCTCCAGCATCCATCTTACGGTGTCCGGCCCCATGAAAAACACTGTGCCGCCTCTCCACTCATGAGCGGTCGGAGACCAGTAGGTAGCCTCGGGGCCGTTATGAGCATAGATACGCCCGTCAATATAGCATAGGATATCCGTGGAGTTGCGGGCCGCTGCCATATCCCTGTGCCATTTCTTCTGTGACGGGAGTACATGAATACCATCCCGCCACACCTTGCACTCCAGCCAAAGGGTTACACCGCCGCGCGATAAGATCAGATCAACAATACCGGGGCTGGTCAGCGGGGATTCTACATGGTCAACGTGCCAGCCGTTTTCCTCGGCCACGGCATGTATGTACCGGCGGAAGTCATTTTCATCTTTAATCTTCTTCGGCATTTTCATCATCTAACTCCATGAAAAGGGGATATTGTTTAGCTAGGGCTTCTTCTAGTAAATCGGGGCGTATCCTTTTTGTTATCGTTACCTTTGAATCTGGCTCTCCGGGGTACTTTCCTGCGCCTATTTTAAGCAGCCTTTTCTTGACACGCTGGCGCACCATGCCTAAATCAATCAATCGGTTCTTGAAATCTCCGTCTGTGCCTATGCCACGACCTTTGGAATGATAGCGTTGGTAGTATCGCCTGAAATCAGTGTATAGATTTGCGGCTTCAATCCATTGCTCTCCCTTGAAGGTTACTACGGGGAATTGAAAGTCCTTAGTTGCCCCCTCAATCATGGTCTCATCTTCGTTCGCTTTGATGAACGTCTGCCGTACCCATTCGACAAAGGCAGCTTCCATTGAATCTGCATTGGTCAATTTCCGCTGTTCCACAAGTTCGTCTGTGACCATCGCACGGGAAAGGCTGTGCGTGATTTTTCTGGAGAGGAAAAAATACAAAATCCTTCCGAGATATTCGGGGTTGTTCGGGAGGTTCTGATTGGTCTTTCCCATGAGCGGCATAAACTTGGCCCAATAGGCGTCGTCTTTCATGTAATCATCACTAACCCTCAACACTAGAAAACGGCGACTGTCTTGGCCTGCCGGGATAACCCAGTTTTCATTGGCCGTAAACATGAGGAAAAGGCAGTTCTTCTGTAGCCAATGTTTTACGTTCTTGTCGCTCCAGTCAATCGGGGATTCGGTAATCAGCGCCTTGAGCCTTTCAGCCTCGCCTTTATGGGCTGAGAATATGGCTTCCTCGCCCGATACGAAAATCATATCCGCCATGCCGCCTGCATATGGCCCTAGTAAATGGTCTCGGCTAGAGACTTTCGCTGCATGGCGTTGACCGACAATCAAACGGATGATTTCACCGAATGAGGACTTGCCTGAACCTTCCTTGCCTTTCAATACCACAGCAATGCCGATAAGGTCTAGCGGCTTCTGGAACTTTTGAGCCAGCAGATCAAGCAGGAATTCATAGTGTTCTTTATTGCCGTTGCATATGACGTTTAGTGTATGGTCTAGGAAGAATTGAATCTCGCTCGGCTCGCATGGAATCGGCTTGACTGCCATGCCCTGCCATTTGTTGATATCTCCCAGTTGTTCTTGGCCGGGGTATTCCATGACCATACGGCCTTGCCGCCGGTACTTGCTTTTCAGCCAGTAATCGGCAGCGGGAACGTACCTTTCGCCTACCATAATCGGAGGCAAGTTAGCGGCTACCAATCCCTTGAATTCTCCGAGGCTTGCCGGGGCGCAGTCTTTGTCTATCTGAATGATACGATTACCGCCTTGCGTAGTGACCATGTAATCTTCGTTCATTTTCATGACGGTTTCATAGGCATCCTGATTAATGCCAGAATACTTAGTGTCTGAGGCTGTGTTGACTCTACCCCTTTTGCGAGCCTCGTAGATCATCCATGCCAAAGATACCTTCTTGTTTCGGTCGGCGCTAAAGGTATCCCATCTACGCTCACATTCCCCTAGCTTAAACTTCTCGCTATTCTCACTCCAAGCAATCCAGATATCTAGGTGGCCTTGGCCGGGGTCATTATCATGCAACGCCATGCCGACATTGCACCACTCATCGTAAGGGCCTCCGGGGTCGAAGTATGTCAGGAGTTCTTTAAGGAATTCCTCTGGCGCTACGCCAGCATATTCGATTGGCTCGCCCTTTGGCTTGGGCTTCTGACCTCCTAGCGCCTCTAGCATCTTCTCAGGGATGGAACCCGGTATCCCGCCCGTATCCCATTGGTAGCGAACGCCATTGCTGACAGACGGCGGCAGCAGACAAGCGGTTTTCTTGTCAATGCCCGGTATCTTTTTCAGGAAGGAGATTTTGTCGCTTGTATAGAAGTGACAGCCACCGCCCGGAGTGATTACCCGAAGCCCGGTCATATCCGCTAGGTCAAGGCCCGCGTTCTCAAACCCGTTTACATTACCGTGCTTGTCAACGTCAATGACACCGATTCCATCCGGGCAAACGCCGAGGATATTATATCCCGCATAAACGCCACCGGGGCCGAACCAATGCCGGATAACGTCAGGGCTATCCGTGGCACAATCAATGCCGAGGTTCTTTATGTACCCTTTTACGTCCCGCTTCTGCGGCAGTATCTTAAAACCCATGCGAATATAGACCAACGCAGCCTCGTATATAGCACGTTCCTGCTCCATCTGGTCAACGGATTTGAAGAAGATTAGATCAACATTAATGCCATTCATAGCCCTATGGCCTCCCCCCAGTTATTGCCTACCCCTGATAGCTCAAGGATAAGGGGAACCCGGCACCACGGAAAACCATCACGGACGGCTTCTTCTACCCGCTTCCAGACCGGCTGCCAATCTCGCGGGACTGACATACCGTAACTATCATGCGTATTGAGTAGCAGCGTACCTTCATCGCCTAGCGCCTGTTCGATCAGAACCCAGTTACGCTTATTGATATCGGCGGCTGTCGCCTGTACTGCCAAAGCCTGTGCCTTGTGATTGCTGACACCACTGGGGAAGCGCAACCGCCGCCCCATGTAGGTCTCCAAGTATCCGAATTTATTGGTTGTCGCACGGGCGCGTCTAGCAAACTCCCGAACGCCGGGAAGGATGCGATGATAACGCGCGATTATATCCGTTGCCTC